GCCATAACGAACTCCGTCAAGCTCAACTTCAAGCTCTCCGTTATAGTCGATTATTGCAGTTGTAAGACGGAATTCAGGCTGTAAGCCTGCTTTACCGCCGTTATAGAATTCAGCTCTTGATACACTTTCCTTTTTTGCGAAGATCTGAGTCCTTGTTTCAGTCTTAACTTCTTGCTTGTAGTCGTTCAGCGTGACTGTATAGCCAATCAGATAAGCGATAACATCCATTCACTCAACTCCTCGCCTTTTCTGAAAGAACGCGGTTATTGAGCGACCATCTGAGCATACGCGGCATTCCGTCCCCAGTATCACGCTTGCGCCACATCCAGGCAGCGTACATAACGATCAGCTGAGCATCTTCAAGCTTTGTTTTATCAAGAGTGCTTGCACCTTCCTTGATAATGTATTTTTCAGCAGTCTGAAGATACTGCTTCAGTCTATCGTCATATCCTGTTGATGATATACCGAGGTCAGTTTTTAGCATTGAAAGCCTATCCTGCTCCGTCATAGTCGCTCAACTCCTTACTTTTTCTTTCTCCTTGTAGGTTTTTCAGCTGTTGCTTCATCAGTCTCAGCTTTATTTTCCTCAACTTCGATGCTTACGTTATCAGCTGTTATTTTTTCTGCTTCATCAGACTCGGGCTGTGCAGTTGACTGCACAAGCGCGATCAGGATTTTTTTTCGCTTATTCTTCGTGCTTGACAGTTCTGCAATTCTTTCAGGGGTTGCAGTCACGCCACTGCGAGGATATTCATCCCCGACGTTATAGGCGTGCTGCTTATCCTGTGCGTCTGTGAAGTATTCAGCAACGCGATACATTATGCCTCAGTCGGTTCGAGCTTGAGACCTGCAAGGTTGTAGATCTCGGAAACGCTCTGACCGTTCTTTGTAGTGATAACCTTGAGAACCTGAGCATCCTTGTTAGTAATCTTAAAGTAGCTCTTATGATCATCAGAAGGAACACGAACGAAGCCAGCGCCTGCGCTCGGCACAAGACCAACCTTAACATCAACTGCATCGAGATCAACACCACCGAAGTCAACAGCGATGAAGTAACCAGCGCCCCAAGTTGTTGCAGGCTCGCCGGAGCTGATGTATTTAAGAGTACCGTAGAATGTATTGCCGGAAAGCATTGTATCTGCGGACTGGAGATCTGAAACGCTTACACCATATACGGTGTCGCTCTGCTCGAGAACTGTAACTGTTGCAGGAACAGGATTGTCGATGTTAGCTACATCAGGAACGAAGAGCATATCTGCTGTAGGCTGTGTGCCTTCGAGACCAAATGCAACGAACGCCTGAGGAATAACAGGCTGACCGTCATATCTTGCTGTAGCCTTGAAAATCGTCTGATCCTGAAGGAAACGATAGTGCTCAGACTGTCCGATCTTTGTACCAGCTCTCTCAGCAAGGAGATAGAGGTCGAAGTGACCACCGATGATGATGTTATCCGGAATAAATGACAGTGTTTCAACAGTACCACCGATAACAGGAAGAGTGTTTCCGATAGCTGTTGTTACTGTGTTGTTGCTTGTAGTATTAAGCATTGTAGCCTTGAGCTTGTTGTATGTGCGCTTGCTCATTACCCATACAAGCTCGCTGTCACTGTAATCATCGTTAATCGCAGAGCTGTCAAGCATGAGCTGTCTGTAAAGGGTAATACCCTCGAGAGCTGCATTGATAGCCTTTACGTTTGTCTCGTGCAGGTCAATCCAAGGCATTGCAGATGCCGGAGGATTTACAGGAGCACTTGTCTGACAAAGACGTGTTACGATACCGAGAGGCATTTTGGTGCCCTTTCCATAGAGCACGGCCTTATCGAGTGCCTTACCGATAGACTTACCAAGAGCATTGATGATCTCAGCTGCAAGATCTACGTCGCTGTCCTCGAGGTTTGCATTACAAACAGGAATGAAGCCGCCAACCTTGTAGCCGTCAACCTCTGTCTCATAGAAGCCGAGGTCAAGTTCGTTAAGGTTTGCACACATCTCGGTCCATACTGCCTCCGGGATGCCGCCCATAATATTCATTCTACCTTCTCCGCTGAGAGGACGAACGAAAACGTGCTTATACAGCTTAGAATATGCCTCGATGTTCTCACGGATCATTCCGAGATAAACCTTCGGGATTGTAACACCAACATCAGAAAGAGCACGCTTTTCAGCTATGCAAGTTCTGATTTCGCTCATAAACTTCTGAACATCCTCGCGCTCGAACATTGCTGTTCTCTGCTCTACAGTCATTGAACCGAAGAGTTTTCTTGCACGCTTAGTTGTCATTTCAAGATTCTTCATAACAGGTAACTCCTTTCCTCTCTGCTCACCGTCGCTATCATCGGGCGCAGGAGTATTAGCTTTTTCTTCTGTCTCTTCAATTTCCTTCTCGTACTGGTCAACGAGATCTGAGAGACGCTTATCTTCGGCTGCATTTTCAGCCTTTTCCTTTTCAAAATCAGCGATAGCATCCTGAACTGCTGTTTTCTCCTCATCGGTCTGAGCTTCCTCAATTGCCTGCTCGAGTTCAGCCTCACGGGTTGCGAAAGCTTCTGCCTTCACTCTGAGCTCGTCAAGGAGTTTCTTA